CGCTTGTCCTTGGTAACGATAAACATCTGCATCACGTTCCAAGAATCCAAATTCTATTTTGGCTCCACTAGGGAATTGCCAAAGCTTTTCTACTTCTTTAAACTTTGCACCTTTAAAAGCTTTCGGGTACAATTCTCGAGACTTATCTATAATCTCTCTTAGTTCTGGCATAGACCTTCTAAGTATTAAGGCTCTATGCTCTGCTATGTGACAGTAACGCAATGGGTCTATTAACATTGCAAAACTTTTACCACCACCTGCTGCTCCACCGTAAAGAACATCTTTCTCGGATGCAGCAAGGAAATCAGTTTGAGGTCCATCGTTAGGCATGAAAGCCACATGAGAACCTGTATCATCTAAATGTTTTTGTATTGGGTCAGGAAGCTTTTTAGTTTCTGACTTTGTTAAAACATTTGATGTTAAAACCTTTTCCTCTTCGTCAGCTTCTTTTTGTATCCTAGCTACGCTACGTGTTAACTTCTTAAGTTTTTGATTCTTCTTTGTTAACTTCTTTTTAGCTTGTATAGCTAGTTGTAAGCTTGACAACTCTGACGTTTTCTTTCTACCCGGTCTAAGCCGAGGAGTCCCGTCTTTCTTTAGTATATAGCTCCCATCGGGATTTGTCAAGTACTTTTCTGAATTATTTTCTGAATCGTCCATAATGGGTATCTACGTATTTCTTTAAACCTGACTTACTCATGCTAGTACCTGTCTCAGCTTCTAACCAATCAATCCCTATTCCTAAACTAATTTCGTTATGGAAAACAGCTTCTGCTACTTCTTTTAGTATAGATAGGTGTTCGGGTATAGGTTTTAAATAACCTGTGGCTTCGTCTAGTTCATATCCCCAATTAATTGTAGATGAAGTTCTTTTAATGTATCCTTCGGGTATAAAGTCCATTTTTATTTTTTCGTTTTTTTACCAAAAATTCTATCCCAATTATCTCTGTACTCATCTGTATAGAAACCGGGTCTTGGATTAGCACCCTTACCACTGTCTGATTTCTTATAGACATGATTCCTAAACACCATAGGTTTAGACTCACTGCCTACTGCTTGTGATTTTCCTTTAGCCATTGTTTACCACTTAACCTTATTAGCCCAGTAAGCTGCTGACATCTTACCACGTTTGATGTTTTTAGCATGACGGGCTTTAAAAGAAGCTCTTTTCTTTTTCATCTTTGAAGACTCACCTGCTTTAGGTTTTCCTGCAGTCTTGGCTCCTTGTTCACCAAAACGAATCATACGTATCTTATCGCCTTCCTTGGCTAATACTACGTGTGATTTTTTTGGATGGTTAGGGGTACGCTTAGGTACGTTGTACCCAGCAAACTTTTCTCCTCTATATGTAATGCTCATTAATGTATCTCATAGTCTTTAGGGTCTACAGGTATTGTATTTAAATATTCTTGTTCTAACTCATCATCAATGTAAATACTATCAAGCTCCCCAACAACAACCAAACCATTCTTAGCTGCTGCTGCTTCTGCTTTTTCAAATGTTGTAGCCACAATATTAGGTCCTGCAAAGGTTGTCCCGTATGCTTCAATCTCAGTCAGAAATATCTTCATTTATTTCCTCGTAGTCTCCTTCTTCTATATCAAGTGGAGCTTTATCGGGCATAAGAAAGATACCTCCTGAATTCATGTTGTGAGTTACGTCTAGCTTATCAACTTTAGAGACTCCAACTCTATCAAGTAACGTCTGAGCTGCTGAAAGCTTATTGTTAGCTTGGATGATAGGTTTCTTAGAATCCATGATCTCTACCAACTTAAAAGCAGCTTTAGGTGCTGCGTTGGCTAAGATGTCTTGAGTTAGTTCAAGTATCTCAGACTTTAAAGTCTTTACAACATGATGGTAATGGCTTTTATAACCTGCAAGCTCTGCAGCTTGTTTAGCATCCCCTTGACAATCTACAAGGTGATCAAGGAAAGACTGTTGCTTTTCTGTAAGCTCACGTTTGTTTTGAGATTTATCAATAGTAGGTAATATAGCCATGATTTCTATTATAGCTTTATAAGATGATGTTGTCAAGTTTTTAGTTATTTTTTTAAAAGACTTGACAAAATTGAATCTCACATGTATAATAACGTTAGTGCCCCCTAGGGTTCAATACCTATCTAGCACCCATCCCTTCCCCATTAAAACACCCCTAAATCCTCTAGTAATTTATTACTAATTAATACTATAAAGTCTTTAAAGTTTTTATAGTCTTTAAAGCCCGACTGTGCACCAGTATTGTTCAATCTAGTGTACAACCCTTTTGGTTTAAAATGTATAATCACGCTATAGATATATGGGGGGTGGGGCTGGTCTCTTGCCTAGGGTAGATGGTAAATTGAAAAATACTCTTAATTGTAGAGCCCTAACAAGATTTAAAAAGCTTTAAAGTGCTTAATTACCATATCAAAGCTTCATGAAGTCTAAAGAGTCTTTAAAGGATTTAGTAGATTCACAGCCAACAGCAATCTAAAAGAAAAACTAAAAGCTTCCAGTAAACTCTAAAGTCTTCAAAGCCATTACTAAATACTTTAAAGAGCCTTAGTCTTGTAGCTCAACTAACAGTACCTTAAAGGGTTTTATCGTTCTTTAGTGTACTGAGGACTTTAAAGTTAGCTACACTGTATCCATATATACATAGCACTTCAAAGCTCTACCAAGTTACAACTCCTTTGTGTTTTCTACATGTATTTTCCAATTTAATGAGACCTTAGTTAATACTTTAAAGTCCTTTAGGGTATTGGGTGCAGCTATTAAAGCTCTCTGTATCAAAGTGAATCCCCATAGATTCATGTTAACTGTAACATACCTAAATGTAGTACAGCACTAGAGCTTTAAAGACTACACTGTCCCCATGTCGATAAGTCTATTAATGATTTCTAAGTCCATAAAAGCTCTCCTAATTCTAGTGAACGATGACATAAAGCTTTTAAAGTTCAAATGTTTTAAACTTTTTTATCGCTAAAGCTCTAAAAAACTTTAAAAACTTTACAGGCAAGCTGTAAACTCTAAGGCATTTGAACATTTAAAAGCAATTATGTCTTATCTACTTTATATTAGGAGACCATTATGAACAAAGAAATCATTATAGACTTCTCAAATGGAGAAAGTATAATCTTAAAAACAATTTCTAGTGCTGTGAACTACATTGTAGATATGTTCGCCAGTGAAATTCATGCTCTAGGAATCCACTGTAGTGATACAGAGGACCTTCAATACCTGCAACAATACATTGCAGGACTTTATAAATCTATTAACTAAGGAGTTAAATATGGAAAATGTATATGTAGAAAAAAGCCCAAAGAAGGGTGCAACTTGGAAACAAGCTAACAAAGTAGCTATGCACATGACGGATACAGGGGTACCAAACCCTAAGAATCCTCAGTACACAATTAAAGAATGGGATAAAACCCGACCTTTAACTGCACTGTTAGCTGAACTTGGCAAGCCTAAGTCTCAAAGAACTAAATTTACTAATGAGTCTTTGCAGAATCTTCCAGTGTTTACTAGGAAGCATGTCCAAGTTCTTTTAGATTTGCCTCATGGCTATGCGAATCTACCAAAAGCTTATAAAGACTGCCTTAAGCTCTTCATGGAGCAAGATAAAAGTTAATTAAGCTAACTTCAAAGCCTTAACATTCTTGTTAGGGCTTTTTTATGGTCGTCTTTTAAAATTTACCAAGTCTTTATAATAAAATTACTTCGTAATTGCTATTATGTTTTACCCTATTCAATGACGACCATCCCCAAAATTTAAACTTAAAGTCCTTTAAAATATATTTAAAAAGACTTCTCAAATCTTAAATTTTAAAAGCTCTCTACGCAACAGTTGAAGGAATTAAAACTTTAAAATCTTTAAAGAATCCCTAATCTATCACGTTTTTCCTGTACCTTTTAGCTGTACCTTTAAGTTTTTTAAAGTCTTAAAAGTTCTTTAAAGTCTTTAAAGTTCTTCATTTTTCTTTACTCCTCTTTACTATTTCTTTATCATTTCTTTAATAACTTTAGAGATTGTATCATGTTTTTTAAAAAAACGCAACACTTTAGAGAGAAAAAGAGGAGGTTTTTAATTAAGCTTTAATTTATCTTTAAGTTATATTAAAGTTATTATTTATAAATTAATTATATAATTAAGATATAATAGGCTTGACTTTTCCTCGGCTTCCTGTCATGCTGTTTGGGTCTAGGCAACCATGCCTTGATTCATTCATTACAAAATAGGAGAATGTTATGAGTAAGTTAGAGATAGATATTGTAAAGTTCAACTCACATGAGAAGGCTTTAAAATATATACAAAAGCTTGGCTTTAGTTTGAGCAATCGTCATTGCTTTAAAGAAGACAGATCGTTCTTGTATACTAAAAAGTTTACAAGACAGCAGGTCTTTCTTAGATCAACCTTTGATTATCTTAATGATAATACAATGGAAATGGGTACTGTTTGGACTGTTCAACAATTTTAATAGGAGATAATTATGAGTTATGATATTAGTTTTGAAGTAGAATATAAAGAAGTTCATGGTGATGATACTTTCAACAGAACTGTTGCTGAGTTTAATCACACTTACAATCTATCCAAGTTCTTCAGAGACTTTTTAAACTTTGAAGATGAAGGCTTAGGTGAGGTAGGCATCAATGGATTTTATGGTATGTTTGGTAAAGATGCTTGGTTTGTTTTAAACAAGGCTGTTAAAATGTTTAATCAATCAGACATAAATCATGATTGGTTTAAAAGTTGGGCAGAAAAAGAATATAATCCTGAGAATGGTCATGGTAGTGTAAATACTGCTATGGAATTACTTACAGATATGATGAATACCTGTAAAGAATACCCAACTTCAGTTATAAAAATTTATTAATTTAATAGGAGAAACTTATGGAAAATAAAGATCACTTTGATATTGTAAACTTTATAGAATCAACTATAGAGCCTAAAGAAAATGTTATTGCTTCTGAAAAAGACATTAATGAATGGTTATTGGAAGAAGAAATTAAAAGAGACGGAGGCTCAGACTCTATGAATAAATTATATAGTTAAGATATAATGGGTTGCTTCGGGACAAGTGCCTCGGTATAATGACCTCAGCAGAACACAGGACAATTAGTAAAAGAGCTGATAAATATCAGATAAAATAATATAACTATTTGTCAAGGGACATGGAGAAACACCAGCGTAAATAAAGTTTAAAGATAACCTGCATGAAACTCCCCCGACTTAAAGATACGCTTAAGATATCTTTTTGAAATTCCCATTTGCTAGTTGATGGGTACAAACTAACTAGCATTTTTATTAACCTTTAGTTCTAAGGAACTATAATAACTATGGAGATAGATATGTCAAAATTGATATACAGCAAAAATGGTAGTGAGACTACTGAAAGCATTCGTAATGCATCACCTACAATTCAAGCAGTATGGGATCAAGCACATAAATTTGGTGCTAATATTGTAAGAGTTAGATCAGAAAAGAATAGATTTGGTGCTGACACAGGTCGTACTTTTAATTCTTTTCACAATGGTAAGGTATCTGTTTACAAGCAGAAAGATCAAGTGCATGAGAGCAATGCCTTGTATTTTGCTCAGAAGATACCTGTAACTAAAGCAAACACAGGTATGCAAATACTTGAGGTAGCTTCTAATCTTGATGTCCAAGATACTTTAGATACTATTGATGCTATTCAATACTATTCAGAGACTTCCTTTCTAGGAAGACTTTGGAATCGTATTAGATATGGTACTCCCATGTCAATCACAGCCTAGCACATAGCGTATCTATGTTGATGGTGCTAATGAGGAAGTTGGTAGTTATCTTTCGCACTAAAAAACTACCCACTATTTTAACCAACATAATAAATGGAGATATATTATGGCACAGATGAGAGTAAAAGACCAAGACCTAATCATAGAGCAGGTTGTAGAAAAGATTGAAGCTACTGAACTTGATAAGTTTAAGGCTCGTGAAGATGTTCAATCTATTCAAAATGTAATTGAAGCAAGGATTGAAATAATTTCAAAACTTGTAGACCAATACAAAGAACTTGAAGAAAATATTAAAGCTGACCAAAAAGAACTCGAAGCTTTAGTCAAATCATTTCAAGAAGCTAATGGGTTTGAGACAGCTCTTTACTATGACAACCAAGGTATTAAATTACAGGGTGTTACTTATGGATTCGGAGTTCCTACTTATGAGTTAGTTTGGAACTTACCTCACAGCACCAAGCGTGAGTTATCTACTAAACTCAGACTTCAAACTATGGGTGGAGACTTTGATGTCTACAAACTTATTGAGGAGTTGACAGCAGAGTTTAGTTCA